ACTAAGAAAGGCAACGGGGGCACGGGGAATAATGCTTGATATGCTAGAAAAGCCTCACCGCTCGGCGGATGAGGACAAGGGTTATTGCGACAAAGCGAAGAACGGATCGGCACAGCTTCTTTCGCTGTTGAGAAAACATCACGCCGAGCTTGTGCAGAAGGAAGAACCAGAAAAGGCCGTTCCTGTAGTCCGCGAGCTTCCACCGATGAAGCAACCGTGGTTCGGCGTATTCCCAGACGATATATCCGACCGCATCTTGATTGCGGATATCACCAAGGCTTGCGCTCGGCGTTTTAAAATCCCGCTGCATGATTTGCAATCGCACAGCAGGGTTGGCGGTCTCATCCGCGCGAGATTCATCATGTACTTTCTCGCTTGCGCCTTGTCGGGCCGCTCCTCGGTCTACGTCGGCAGGAGGCTTGGTCGAGACCACGCGACGATTCTGCACGGAAAGAAGCTCGTCGAGAAATGGCGGGAGAAAGACACTTGCGTTGAAATGGATCTTCGGACCATCGCGGCTGCTGTAGGAGGCTCTCTCGGATGAAACATTCCCCTCGATCCCTATTGAAGGCCAATAAGCGCGCCCTGAAAAGTGCTGATCCGCGATCCCGTGACCGTCTGCGCCATCGCGTCAAGGTTTTGGAGATCGTGATTGCGCTGCGGAAGAGGGGGCGCGCAGCATGAAAATCCGAAAATCCGTTCCTACCGAAGGTCTAGCTGAAAAATACCTCACTGGTTCCTGGCGCTATGTCATGCCGGACTTTGACAGGCCGGATCACAGCATTATCGAGAGCACATTTTGTAACAATCGCGTTCCCCCCAACCAAACCAAAGAGGAATGCGATGACGGAGCAGGGTCACAACAGCAACCAGCAGCTTAAAAGCATTGTCGAGCGGATTGAGCATGTTGAGGTCGAGATCAAGGATCTCCAGACCGGCCGCACGGAAATCTATGCCGAGGCAAAATCACACGGCTATGATGTAAAAGCCCTCAAAGCCGCCGTAAGCAGGCGCAAGGCCGATGCCAACAAGCGCGCCGAGCATGAGGCGCAGGTTGATCTTTACATGAACGCGCTTGCCTCTTTGGTACGCCCATGAGGCCGCGCTATAGCCGGTATAATGACCCCTACGGCGACGGGCTGGATGCCGATGGGTATGTAATCGAGCCGTCCGGTCGTAAGCCGTTCATTCACGGCTGCGAGGAGGACGTTGGCGACTTCCGGCCGATAAAGCTGGTGAATGCCATGCAGTCCGCGATCAATCGCATCAGAGTGATGATGGACATTGGAGGAAACTGCGACAGCCCAATTGAGGTCCAGATTGGTGCGGCAATTCTCACCTTTTTTGAGCGCTCTGGGAATCCGTTGCGCCTCTGCAAGACGGTTGACCTTAGAAGCCTTCCGGATGAGCTTGTGCTGGTCCCTCAGTTTGCCTGGAGCTATTACCGCTCCGATTGGGCCATCCTAAATCCAGCGCGCCACGGCGCCTTGCTGATCGAATGTGACGGCAAGGACTTCCATTCCTCTGCCGAACAGCGCGCCCACGATGCCGCGAAGGACGCCGCGGCGCTCGATCGCGGGTTTCTCACAATGCGTTTTTCGGGTTCCATCATCTTCCGTGACGCGGATGGATGCGCCCAGAAAATCCATGATGCGGTGCACGGGTGAGCGCAACGGGGGAATTGATCGCCGCGCTCATAGCGGGCGGGATGAATGCTGCTGATGCGGCAGGACTGGTTGCGCGCGCCGGCGTCGAAATGACGGGCGCTCTCACCAAGAAATCGTCCAATGCGGTACGTCAACAGCGCTACCGCGACAGACACGCGAGCGTAACGAACCGTAACGAAACCGTAACGGAGCGTAACGCAGATAAACGTAACGAAACCGTAACAAACCGTAACGAAACCGTAACGCGTAACGCTCCCTCTCTCTCTAAAGAAGATAAGAAAGAAAAGAAAAAAAGAGAGAGTGCAGAAAAGCGAGCGGCGCAATTGCCGGACGGATGGCGGCCCGACGAAAAGCACTGGGCCGCTTCGGCCGCGCGGCTCGGAAGCTCTGAACGCGCCGAGCGCGAGCTGACAAAATTCACCAACCACGCGCTTTCCAAGGGGCGTACGGCGAAAAATTGGAATGCTGCATGGGCGAATTGGGTTGAACGAGCAATCGACTGGGGCGGAAATGGGAACGCAATTAGCAATCATCGAACAGATACCGCCGCCGGACGTGCGACGGCCCGCGAACTTGACCAAGTTGCCGCAATGGGCGGAGCAGCGTTGCGCTACTTGCAGGAACGAAAGTCAGCCGGGTCCGGACGGCCGTCACCGGATGGTGCCGGTGTTGCCGAAATCGTTGATTTTGGGGAAAGAGCAAAAAATGTTGGTTGAGCAGCATGTTTCGGCGCTTGGCGCTGTTCTTGCAATGACGCCGTACGAAGATATCCAGCATGGACAATTGACGCTCGCGACCGTCACCAAAATGACGATGGTGCTGCCGGGAAGGGAAGCTGGGGATCTTACAGGCGAGGCTAAGGGCGAAGCTTACATGGCGGCCTTGGAAGATGTGCCGAGTTGGGCCGTTCAAGAGGCTATGCGGAAATGGTATCGGGCAGAATACGGGGCAAAACACGATTACAAGTGGCAGCCTGGCCCCGCGATCTTGCGCGAACTGGCATTGATCGAAACCTATCGCGTGATGGCCGTGCGGCGGAAGCTAAACGAGGTTTTGGCTGCCGAGCCACTTATTGAGTTTACGGATGAACAGCAAGAGTCCATGCGTTCGCGTATCTCGGAATATCTAAAAATGCGGTCGGCGTAAAACTTCAATCAGGGGCAACCGGGGCAACGAAATGAACGCATTGGCATCACGCAAGAAACTCAAGGGAATACCCGTGGAATACCGGCCCATTGAAGGGCCAACGGAAGAGCGCAAACGGCATTCAGGCGGGTTTTTCGAGATCGGGGGGGACAGCCAGGTCGGCCGCAAATACACGATGCAGGACTCTCCGCTGGACCGCATGCGGGCGCGAAACGCGATCGACCCGAAAGAATACTCGGCGCTTCGGAAATACGCCCATCATTTTTATCATGGGGGGCTACTTCCTTCGGTAGGCTCGGTCGATCTGAACCGGGTATTTGCTTCGGATCCCCTGAGTATGTCCGGCATGGCGAAATCCGAAGGTCAGGCGCACCATCGCCAACAGTACCGAAAGGCGAGAGAGATTTTAGGCCATCGCCCCGGCATTGTGGTGGATAATGTTGTTTGCGCCGAGTGGGATTTGACGACGGCAGGGCACTCGATCGGCTATGCCAGCCCTTATCGAGCGCGCCAAGCGGCTTCCGAAATTTTGCGTGATGCCGGCTATCGCCTGGCTAGATTTTGGGGAATTGGCTGATGCCTGTCGAATTGCTGGATATTTCAATCAGCCGTCCGAAAGCTAAGGATCGCCCGAAGACGCATCCAGAACAGCGCCGTTTTGAAGATGGGGCGGTCGAGGTTGTTTTGCCTAATGGCGGGCGTTTGCGCCAAGTTCCTACCCTTTGTCTGACATGCGGCAGAGAAAAGATCGACCACATTACCGATGCAGGGAGCTTTAAGCGCTTTCACTCCGGGTTATGCCCGCATTGTTTCAAGTTAGAGCAGGTCGCTCGCGAGCAGGCCCTCGCCCAAGAGAGAGCTGCGCGCATGTCTCTTGGCGAGACCGCTGCCCAGCGTCGGTACGTCGCGCAGATTTTGGCTACTCCGCTTTGGCGCGATCGGCTCGAAATCAAAAAAATATATGTGGAGGCAAAAAGACTTAGCGCTGAAACTGGAATCGATTATGAAGTTGATCATATCTATCCGATTCAAAGCGAATTCGCGTGCGGGCTGCACGTCCACCATAATCTGCGGATACTCGAAAAGGGTTTGAACAGAGCTAAGAAAAACATCTTTCCGCTATTCGATAGCCCGGCACTTAGGGATAGCTGAAAATAGTTCTTGCAAAAAGGGCGCGGGTCACACCAAATCAGACAGCATCGTGATTTGCGCCCGCCCGGTTCGTCCTGGCGGGTTTTTCATTGGGGCATCCCATGGGTGATGTAATTGCCGGAATTGATTTCAGATCCGGCTATGCGAAGAAATCCTGGCAGCACGACGTAGCCGACGAAAGGCGCAAAGAGGCGGATAGGCTTGCCAAGTCTGCCGATACTGCGCCGAGTGAGTATTGCGCTGCACCAGACGATGAACCGGCCTAATTCATTCAGCCCGCTTTTGTTTCGGCTCTACGCCAGCGATCTATCCGAGGCCGTCTCCAAAATGTCCCAAGAGCGGATGCACACCAGGATCATCGGCTCTGACAAGTTCGTCACAATGGACGGCAAAACGGTAATGGTAAGCCAAATGGCTACGGATGATGAAATAGCTGCGGCCCTCCATCGGGGCAACGCTGCGAGTGGCAGTCAGAATCAGGCAACGAATAATTACTCGACTTACGCGGGCCAATTGGCTGCGGCCACTCCGTTGCCGCCCGCACCGACGATTACGCCCGTGGCTAAACCTGCCGCTCAGGGCTCATTCGCTGCAAGCCTCAAGGCCATCGTAGACGAAGCTAAGGCAGGCATCGAACAGGCAAAGGCGGACGGCTTGGCGCAAGTCAGAGATGCTGTTGGTGATCTCAGCAAGGCTAAGGAGGCCACTCTTCGCGTGACCGGGAATATGGCCAGCACGGTCAAATCTCAGGCTGCCGACATCATGGCCGAGCTTGGTCAGATATCAAACGATCTGTAATGCCAGCTCTTTCAAATGCGCGACATGAGAAGTTTGCGCAGGAACTATCGAAGGGTAAGACGGCGACAGATGCCTATGTCCTTGCTGGATATAAGGCAAATGACGGCAATGCGGCGACCCTTAAAGGCAATCAAAGGATTTTAGATAGGGTCGCAGAGCTTCAGAACGCAGCTTCCATGCGGGTTGAAGTGACCGTTGCGAGCCTTCTTCAGGAAGCGGCCGAAATTCAGCAAGCCGCGAAGGATGCCGGGCAGCATTCGGCCGCTATAGCAGCGCTGACAGCCAAGGCGAAACTAGCCGGCCTTTGGGTCGATAAGGCAGAGAACACAAATCGTAATGTTGATCCAGCCCGAGTCACAGACGCGGAACTTGCCGCAGTTGTCCAGGCTGACAGCGGCGAAAGAGCTACAGCGGCGCCGGCTGATCCGTCGAAACTTAACTGAATGGTGCCTGTCGGCCGGTTATGTTCCGGCTGCGCACCACAAGCTGATCAACGCGAAACTGGAATCCGTTACCGCCGGACATAGCGACCGGGTGATGATCTTTGCCCCTCCCGGTTCGGCTAAATCGACGTATGCTAGCATTTTGCATTCTCCATGGCATTTTGCGGCTCATCCTACTCATTGCGTTATTGCGGCTAGTCATACGGCTGAACTGGCCGAGAAGTGGGGCCGGCGCGTCCGCAACCTCGTCGCGGAGCATTCGGCGGTTTTAGGAGTTTCCCTTGCGCCTGATAGTCAAGCTGCCGGGCGATGGGAGACTGATCATGGAGGCGAATATTTTGCAGCCGGCGTCGGCGGGGCCATTGCTGGACGACGAGCTGACCTGGTTGTCATCGACGATCCAATCCGTAGCCGAGAGGATGCTGACTCTGAGACCGTCCGTGACAAAATCTGGGACTGGTACAAATCCGACTTATATACTCGACTTAAGCCGGGCGGGCGGATCGTATTAATCCAGACTCGTTGGCATGAAGACGACTTGGCCGGTCGTTTGCTGGCCGATATGGCGGCCGGCGGAGACCAGTGGGACGTTATTTCACTGCCTGCGCTAGCCGAGGCCAACGATCCGCTTGGACGCGCTGTAGGCGCTCCGCTGTGGCCGGAATGGGAAGATGAAGCCAACCTTGAGCGCAAGCGGCGCGCGGTTGGTGCAAGAGACTGGACGGCGCTTTACCAGCAGCGGCCGGCTCCTGAAGATGGCGACTATTTCAAGCTGGAATGGTTGAAACCGTATGACATCGCGCCAGCGCTCAATACGATGCGGGTCTATGGCGGATCTGATTACGCTGTCACCGCTGACGGAGGCGACTTCACCGTTCATGTCGTCGTCGGGATTGATCCCGAAAACCGGATGTTCCTGCTCGACCTCTGGCGCAAGCAGGCTTCGTCCGATGAATGGATTGAGGCGTTTTGTGATCTGGTTATCAAGTGGAAGCCGCTGGGCTGGGCCGAGGAACAAGGCCAAATCCGATCTGGCATTGGTCCGTTTCTTGATAAACGTCAGCGCGATCGAAAGGCTTATGTCTATCGCGAACAATTTCCTACCCGAGGGGACAAGGCTGTGCGCGCCCAGTCCATTCGTGGAAGGATGGCGCTTGAAGGACTGCACGTTCCTCATGCCGCTAAGTGGTATGGCAATCTCCGCTCAGAGCTACTGTCATTTCCCGCGGGGAAGCACGACGACCAGGTTGACGCGCTGGGGCTCGTTGGTCAGTTGATGGCTCGTATGACTGCCGGAACGAAACCGGCCGAACCTGAGAAGTCCAAGAATCAATCAGGCTACAAATCGACTGCGGTGCAGTCGGATAGCTTCAAAGTTTACTAAGGTATTTCCATTGAACCCAGCCCTCGCTACCTCAGCGCCCGAACCAATGACGGGCGGCAGCGGAGCCACGATCGAGGACGATCAGGGGCAATACCTGCCGATTGATCGGCTGAAGCGGCAGTATTACGATTATCTCGGCGCGAAAGATCAAGAGGTCGAGGAAGCCCGCGAGGCCCGGCATTACTACCACTGCGACCAGTGGACATCCGACGAAATCGCTGTTCTGCGCCGCCGCAAGCAGCCCGTCGTTACATCGAACCGGATCGAGCGCAAGATCAACGCCGTCGTTGGCATTGTCGAGAAGCTGCGCCAAGACCCGAAAGCCTATGCCCGCACGCCGGACCATGAGCAGGGCGCAGACCTTGCCTCAGCCGTCATGCGGTATTGCCTCGATACGAACGACTGGAAAAGCAAATCAACCCGTAATGCCCGCCTTGGCGCTGTTGATGGTATCGCCGGTATCGAATTCGATCTTGAGCCCGGCGATCATGGCGACCCTGATCTCGCGATGCATATCGTCTATTGCGACACGTTCTTTTATGACCCGCGCTCGTTTGACGAAGGTTTCACCGATGCCCGTTACATGGGCATTGCGAAATGGATCGACGTAGACCAGGCCAAGGAGCTATTGCCGAACAAGGCGGCCGAAATCGACGGCCTAATGGAAAGCGGTTCCGATATCACGTCATCGGCCGATCAGGACAGGGAACGGGTCTGGGTTAACACCAGCTTGAAGCGCCTGCGATTGGTGGATCACTGGTACATCTGCAAAGGCAAATGGTGCTGGACGCTCTACATCGGCAACACTGTGATGATGCAGGGCGTGTCGCCGTTCCATGACAACAAGGGCAAGACGTTTCCGCGCTTTCTGATGTTCTCGGCAAATGTGGATCATGACGGCGATCGATACGGGTTTATTCGCAACCTGAAGTCAGCCCAAGACGAAATCAACATGCGCCGGTCGAAGGCGCTGCATCTGCTCAATAGCAAGCTCATGATGAGCGAGAAGGGCGCGGTTGATGATATCGAAGTGTCCCGTCGCGAGCGGGCGAGGGCAGACGGTTGGATTGAGATAAATCCGGGCCTAAAGGTCGAGTCGATCGATACGAACAATGATTTCAAGGGCCAACTGGAAATGCTCCAGGAAGCCAAAACCGAGATCGAGAACTTCGGTCCTAACCCGGCCTTGATCGGGCAGGGGTTGGAGGATTCCAGCGGACGCGCGATTGCATTGCTTCAACAGGCCGGGATGGCTGAGCTTGGCCCATATCTGAGCGCGTTCAAGAACTGGAAAATACGGGTTTACCGGGCCATCTGGAACATTATCACCGAGCATTGGAAGGCCGAGCGCTGGATCAGGGTCACGGACGACCAGAACGTGGCGCAGTTCTTCCAGATCAATAAGAAAGCGACCGATCAATACGGCCAACCCGCGATTATCAATGCCATTGGATCGATGGACGTTGATTTCATCATCGACGAGGGGCCGGATACCGTCAACATGCAGGGCGATGCAGCGGCAACCCTGCAGGCGCTGGGACCGCAGTTCGCGCAGAACTTCCCCGAGATTGCGCTAGAGCTTTCTCCGCTTGAGGTCCGGGTTAAAACCCAGATGCTCAAGAAAATCCAGGCCAAGCAGAGCCAACCGCCGCCGGTCGATCCCAAGGTTGCCGCGCAAGGCCAGTTGAAGCAGATGGAATTGCAGGCCGATGGTCAAAAGGCCATGGCAGACAATAGCCTTGAATGGCGCAAGGCGCAGTTGCAGGCGCTGACCCAGATCGAGGTTGCCAGGATCACGGCCAAGACCGATCAGGACAGCGGGACGCTCGCTGCGAAGCTGGAAGGCATCCTCGGCTTTGCGCAGATGGCCCATGAGCAGAATCAGAACGCTCAGGATAGGGCGCACGAGGCCGTCCAGAACGACGCTGACCGGCGCTCACAACAGGTTTTAGCGGCGCGCCAGCAAGCCGCAGATGCACAGCAGGCAGCCGCCCAACCGCAGACTGCATAGAGATCGTAAGACCGGGACGAAACACCGGACAGGACTACCCGCACGCCCGAGCGACAGAGGGCATACGTGATCGCACGAAACGCGAAAGGGTGAGTAAATGGCTATTGAAGCACTTGAAGGGATTAGCGACCAAGAGTTGTTCGACCAAGCCAATGCGGACGAAGCGCCGGCTGACGAAGCCGTTGTGGAGCCTGCTGATGCGCCGGTAGAACAACCCGAGCAATCACGCGATGAACAAGGCAGGTTCGCCGGTAAGCCGGAGAATGAGCCTGAAGCACCAGCGGCAACCGATCCGCCGGCAAAGACGCCGGTTGACGATAACGCCGCAATGGTTCCGTCATGGCGTGTTCGCGAGATCAACGAGGAAAAGCGAGCGCTGGCCGATAGGGTCGCGGCTTTTGAAGCTGAAAAGCTGAATTGGCAGCGGCAACCGGCACGCGCAGAACCCGCTCCCGAGGTCAAGGTTCCTGAAGAACCCGATCCTCTGCTTGATCCCAAGGGGTACAAGGATTTCGTGCTCAATCAAACGCGCGAGATCATCCTTAGCGAACGCCGGGAAGCTAGTCTCCAGAACGCTCACAAGGTTTACAAGGAAGAGTTTACCGAAGCTTACGCGGCTGCACAGAAAGGCGTCGATCCCGCTTTGCGGGCTCTCATGCAGCAGTCGCGCGATCCCGGTGAAACCCTCATCCAGTGGCACCGTGAGCAGAAAACAAGGGCCGAAGTAGGCAACGACCTCACCGCATTCCGTGAACGCGAGCAGGAACGCTTGCTTTCCGATCCAGCCTTCCTAGCGAAGGCCATCGAGAAAGCCCGCGGCGCTGCTCAACCAACCCAACCCGGCACAAGGCCGGCTGTTTCACTTCCGCCATCCTTGACCCGAGCGACTAATGCATCTGCGGACGGTTCCGCCGATGACAACGACGTTTCGGACGAAGGGCTGTGGCGACACGCCAACGCTTAAAACCAGCCGCGCTCCTGATGACAGACCCGCCTTGATGGCGGGTTTTTTATTGGGCTGACGGCTTCAGAAAGGAAAAGCCGTCATGGCTCTCACCACCATCCAAACCAACAATAAGGTCATCAAGTTTACCAAGCAGGTGAACCGTGAATGGGTTCGCGAAAACCTGTTCGCCCCGTACATGGGCGAGGATATCACCGCCATCATCCGCAAGCGCATGGAGCCTGTATCCGGCGGCGAGCAGATGAACATTCCGCTTGTGGCGCGTCTTGGCGCCCAGGCTATCGGCTCCGGCGCCTTGAACGGCAATGAAGAGTCGATCGACAACTATGGCATGCGCGTCTGGATCGACTGGGCGCGTAATGCGGTCAAGACCAACAAGGCCGAAAAGCACAAGGACTCAACCGCTATCTTCGGCGTTGCGCGTCCCCTTCTGTCGGATTGGCTGAAGGAACTTAACCGCGACGAAATCATCCAGGCTTTCTATGCGCTGCCTTCGGAATCCGCGCCGGCCGGTTTGGGTTCGGCTAATGGACAACGGGTTAACGGTATCCTGTTTGATGCCGCGACCGCTGCCCAGCGTAATACCTGGGTGACCGACAACGCCGATCGTGTCGTGTTCGGTCAGTTGAATTCGAACTACAGCACGACCTTTGCAACCGCAACGGCCACGCTGGATTCGACCAACGACATCGCCAACGCCGCGAATATGAAGTTCCTCAAGCGTGTGGCGCGCGCGGCCAACCCGAAAATTCGACCGTTCAAGGTCAAGGACGGCCGTGAATATTTCGTGGCGTTCCACGGCTCGCGGACGTTCCGCGATCTGAAGGCCTCGCTTGACACCATCAACCAGACCACGCGGCCTCGTGAGGGTGACGGTTTTAACAAAAACCCGATCTTCCAGGACGGCGATCAGATGTATGACGGCGTCATCCATCGCGAAGTTCCCGAGATCGATACGCTGGCTCCGACCTTCTACGCGACGGCCGGCGCGTCGGGCACCACGCCGGTTCGTCCGGTCTGGCTGTGTGGTCAGTCGGCAATGGCGATGGCTTACGGCCAGATGGCCAAGCCAACACAACTCGACAACACCGACTATCAGTTCAACCAGGGCGTTGGCATCGAGGCGGCTTACGGGCTGTCCAAGATGTTCAAGAAAACCACGGGCGGAAACCTCAAGGAATGGGGAATCTGCACGGGCTTCTACGCCGCTGTCGCTGACGCGTAATAATCCAGAGAGAAAAGGAACATCATCATGGGTACGGGTATTCCGGCTCGCTCTAGCGGCGACCAGACTCTTAACTATCTTCGCGCTCCGATCGATTTCAGCCTCGGTTATACCGGGGTTAAGACGGTCGGGACGCTTCCTGCGGGCTGCGTTGTTTTGCGCACCTACGTCATCGTGACGACCGCATTTAACGCGGGTTCCACCAACACGATGAAGATCGGCACGGTCGCGAGCGATGCCAGCTTCGGCACCAGCATTGCTCTCGGCACCGCGGGCGTCATCACGGGCGGTACGGCTCTTGCTACGGCCACGACCGCAACGCCTGCGGCTGATACTTCGGTTGTTGCCACGTCGGTTTCGACCGGCACGGCTTCGACTGCGGGCGCCGGCATTGTCGTGGTTGAATATCTGCCGGTATCGTAACTGATAAAACAGGCGGGGCCTAAAAATCCCGCCTGGTTCTCTGCCTGTTTAGGAGGCTTTTCATGATCGGGACGGACGGCGAGACGCTCGCCGGGGACATCAAGACCTATACCACATCCGGGCGTGGAATGAATGTGGATGAAATCTCCGACCTGGCGCTGCGCAAGCTCCTGCACGTCGCGGACACCACCTCGCCGGCATTGGCCCAGCAGGCCGACTTGTTCAAAGCGCAGATCAAGATCCTTCTGATGCGTTACATGGAAATGGCGATTAAGTCCGACCGCACCACGCTTTACAACCAATTGAAGCCCGGCAATCCAGACGTGGCCGATATTATCTTGAGGATCTGATGTCTCCTTGGGCGACCCAGTTCATCGTTGACCTGGCCGGTATCGGGTTCGGCCTCTATCTCTTTTCTCCATATGCCATCGCAGGAGCGATCGGCCTAGCCGTCGCGGTGAAAGCATTCCGCGCCAAACTTAAGGAACAATAAATGGCGATCAGCACAAGCATGGCAGGCAGCTTCAAACAGCAGCTATTTTCCGGCCAGCACATCATGACGACAACTGGCTTTACGATCACGGCCAGTTCGTCGAGTTCGACGGCCTATACCTCGGCATCGAGCGTCGCCGGGTTGACGCTCGGCATGTCGTTCACTGGCACCAATGTCGGCGGGTCGTCGATTGTCACGGTGATTGGTTCGGCCACCACGTTCACCTCCTCGGCAGCCTCGACCGGCACCATTTCCGGCGGAACGCTGACGTTCACGAACCCCATGGCGGCCTCCTACAAGCTGGCGCTGTATACCTCCTCGGCCACGCTGGACGGCACCACGGCTACCTACAGCGCGACCAATGAGGCGTCTGGAACGGGTTACTCGGCGGGGGGATCGGCGCTGACACTCTCGGCATCCATGCCCAGCCTGACCTCGACCACGGCGTTCATGGATTTTGCCGATCTGGTGTTTTCGACCGCGACCATTACGGCGCGGGGCTGCGAAATATATAACAGCTATGCGGGACTGAACCGCACGGTTTCGGTACATGATTTTGGCGCCGACAAGACCGCAACGGCGGGGGATTTTACCATCATTTTCCCCACGCCCGACTCGTCAAATGCAATTCTGAGGTTAGCATAAATGGCGCGCGATTATATCAAGATCGACCCGACAAATACGGGTTTGCAGGCATCCTTGCTGCGTTCGTATGTTTTCCAGTTGCGCGAAGCTCTTGAAACGGGCGAACGCGTTCTAGCTATCATGAGCCACAACAATGATGGAACAGTGTTCACGGACGTCGAAACCCTGTTCGGCCTCCCGACCGGCAAGGGCCAGACCGTGTTTAACTTGGTGAACGGCTCTATCGGATCGATGCAGGGCACGTTCCAGGTTGCGGACGCCAAAAACATCACCGAACAGGTCGGCTAACACAGCATACTCTGAAGGGTGACGCATGGCCCTCAGCGGTTCGTTAATCTACAGCGAAAATGGCTTCGACTACGCCAATGTAACAAAGAATTTTGCCGGTTGCGTCCTGCCGGCGAGTTCGTTGATTGTTCTGCAAATTGCGCAGATCAACAACGCCAACGGAGATCCTACACTCGCGGTCGCCAACACCGGCACGGCGCTGACGTGGACGAAGCAGAAAACATCAACTAACGGCGTCGGCTCAGCCGGTGCTTTTGCCGAAACGTGGACTGCTCCTAACACAACCGGACAGACCGTAACTATTCAGTTGTCGGCCGGGGCCGGTAAGGGGGCGTTTACCTCGGATGGAACGGCGAGCGCTGTCGCTATCACGGCATGGACCGGATACGACACATCGACCCCTCTAGGCTTAAAGGCCGAGAGCAATCTTAATGGCAGCAACACCGGCACGCTGAGTTATTCGCTTGGTGGTACGGCGGCTTCCTCCAGTGCTGTGGTCGCTATAATTGCTTGCGACGGCGATCATGGCAATGCGGTTGTGGCCGGCGGGTCTGGGTGGACTGAGCAATATAAAACGCAATCCGGTACGAGCGGCTGGTTCCGTTCCACGACGGAATCTAAAGCCGGCGCCATTTCGACCGTTGATTACGGCGCGCTGAACGATCCATACCAGTATGCGTCATGCGCAGTCGAGATTCGCGCGGCAGGCTCAGGCGGCGGCGTTAGCGTCAACGTTACGGGGGCTTCGTCTACCAGTGCCGCCGGCACGATTACAGTCACGGGAAAGGCAAATCTAACTTTAACCGGCACTGCCGCGACGGGCACCGCGAATACGGCGACTGCCAGTATTAAGGCCAACGCCAGTCTAACCGGCGTTGTGGCCACTTCGGCTGCGAATGTCCCGACCACCAGCGGCAAGGCCAACGTAACACCAACCGCCGTTGCGGCCACGTCCTCAGTTGGGACGTTGACCGAAACCGGGAAGGCCAATGTAACCCTGACCGGGGCGGCGGCGGCAAGCGCAGCCGGCTCTGTTACGGCCTCGACCGCCACCGCTGTAAACGTCAATGTCACGGGCGTTGCGGCGACGAGCGTTGCCAATGTCCCGACTGTTACGGGCGCGGCAAATGTCAGCGTCACGGGTATTGCGGCGGCGTCCTCGACCGGAACATTAGCCGAGACGGGACAAGCCAACGTAACGCCAACGGGAGTTGTTGCAACAGGTTCGGCCGGAACTATAGCGGTCACGGTTGGCGGCGCTGTAAATGTCAGCATCACGGGCGTCTCATCGACATCGGTGGCGGCAACGCCAACGGTCGCCGGCAAAGCAAGCTTTACGCTAACCGGCGTCGCGTCAACCACGGCGGCGGGAACGCCGACAGTTACGGTCCCGGCGAATGTCAATGTTACCGGCGTCCAGTCTGCGACGGCTGCGAATATACCGACTGTCAGCGGAAAGGCTAATGTTACACTACCGGGCGCGGCAGCGACCGTTTCGATAGGCACGCTGACGATTACCTTGGGCGGATCAACGTCGGTTAGTGTTGATCTCATTGGCGTTGCAGCAAATTGCAATATTGGCACTCTAACCGCGACCGCCGTTCGGCAAGTTGCCGGCCGGGAGCCGCGCAGTCTTTGGGATTACGGCTGGTATGAGGGCCGCCCGTTCAAGCGGCGATAATTGGGAGTATTTATGCGGATTGGCCTTTGTACGCCATGCTATAACGAACAGATTCACTATGACTATATGCTGTCGGTCATGGCGGTCGATCGCATGGCCGTCAAGCTCGGATTTGAACTGAAAACCTACATCGCGGCGGGGACTGCGATTTTACCACGGGTTCGCAATCGTCTGATCACGCAGGCGATGGCCGACAAATGCGACTGGATCGTCTGCATCGACGACGATATCGGGTTTAACGCCGAGGATTTCTTCAGGCTGTTCAAGCATGGCGTTGATATAGTCGCTGCGGCTCCCGCCAAGCGCCATCATCGCTGGGATGAACAGCCGGCCGCTGTAGCCAAGTTCCCGAAAGGGAAGATCACGGGCAAGCGAACCGAAGCCGGCCGGATCTGGAAAATGGATGCGGTTGCTACTGGTTTCATGGCGATCCGCTCAAGCGTCATTGAGAAGATGGAAGCCGTGACGAACGCCTATGTCACGGAAGGCGTGCAGGTCCGAAGCTGGTTCTGGCTTGATCTGATCACGCTCAACGGTGAAGTCACGGACGAGGGCGAGGATTACAACTTTTGCCGGAAATGGATTGAACTTGGCGGCGAGTGTTGGGTTGATCCTGACATCCGGGTTCGACATTACACCGGCAACGTATGTCACGACATCTGCCTGGCAGATGCAGAAATCAAAGAGGAAGCAGCATAATGGCTAAAATCACTTGGAATGGTGAAGATGAACTTCACAATGGCGGCGCTGGACCTTCATTCACCCATGCCTTCGGCGGAATCAAATTCCCCAAGGGCGAAGAGGTCGATGTCCGATCTCATGCCTTTGTGCAGAAGGCTCTCAATAACCCTTTCTTTGAGGTCGAGGATGCGGACGACGTGGATGATGCGCCGGACAAGCCTGCCAAGCGTGGCCCAGGCCGCCCGCGCAAGGAAGTCGTGCTCATGCCCGAGCCCGAATCTGTAGAGTAGCCATAACCTCCCAAACTCAAGAGCGTCCTTCGGGGCGCTCTTTTTCTTTGAGGCCACATGTCCAAAACCCGCGCTCAAATCCAGTTCAAGGTGTTGGCGATCCTGACCGGGGGAGACGTGGGCCAAATTCCATCTGCGGAGGACGCAACCACGATCGACGGCTATATCGACAGCGAAGTGGCCGAGCTACAGAGCGACGGCACGACCTACATTGACGACCCGGACAGTCTGGACGATGGGCTGTTCACGGTATTCTGCAAGCTGGTCGCAAATTCCGCTGCCGATGAATTCGGAGGGCAATCGAATGAGCAATTGGCTCTGAGCTACCGCAACCGTTTACGTGTCCTGACCCGTCAAACGCCGGGCTATGGCCCGCAGATCACCGAATATTTCTGATGAAACCGACAGCAGAGCGCGTTCGCGAGGTGCTTGACTATAATCCACTCACTGGGAGTTTTGTTTGGCGCATTTCACCATGCAATTCCACACCAGCAGGCTCTTTGGCTGGCGCCGACAGCGAAGGATATCGCCTGATTCGTCTCGATGGCGGGCGATATAAAGGGCATCAATTAGCGTGGCTTTACATGACAGGAGAATGGCCATCTCGTCAGGTTGACCACGAGGATACTAACCGATCAAATAATCGATGGGGCAATCTACGCCTCGCTACTGGAAGTCAGAACAAGGCCAACATGGGCAAGCGTTCTGACAACACGAGTGGATTCAAAGGAGTTTGCTGGTATCCGACAACTAAGAAATGGAGAGCTGGGATCGGATGCCAAGGCAAAGTGAAAACTATCGGCTATTTCAAAACTCCTGAAGAGGCGCACGCCGCTTATTGTGAAGAAGCTAAGCGCCTTTTCGGCGAATTTGCCAGATTTGAATAAATGGCATCAGTAAGCATACCATTTCCCCTCTCTACGTCTCCTGGGGCATTTCCTCAAGAAAGTGCTGGGAGGCTCATTAATTGTTCGGCAGAACCACTGGGAAAGGACGTTGAAGCCGCCAAGAAATTAGCGCCTCCCGCCGTTGTATGGCGCAAATCGCCGGGGCTTTCGTTGTTCGGCACTTCAGCTCAAACCGGATTCCGCGGTCAAATCCTGGTCGGCAGCACGCTTTATGCAGCATGGTCCGGGAATGCCAGCCGCTACGATAATACGGGCGCTGAAACCGCTCTGACCGGAACACTAAACGGAACGGAGAAGGTTTTCTTCGCGATCAACAACAAAACAACGCCGGATATCGTTTGCGTTGCACCAGCTACTGGCGCGTTTACGGTCACATCTTCGGCGGTTTCGAATTTCGCGGACACCGATGTCGGCGCCCCAAATAGCGTCTGCTTCATGGATAGCTATTTCATCTTCACCTATGGTGATGGGACGCTGCAAGCCTCGGGACAGAACAACGTCTCCATCGCGACGACCGACAAGACGGTTGAACAAGCCAAGCCGGGAGGCCTTACGCGCTCCGTTCCGTTCAATGGTCAACTGGTCGCGCTGGGCCCGAACTTCGGTGCAGTCTACGCAGATACAGCCAATCCAACCGGCTTCCCGTTTACGCGCTCATACGTGCTTCAAAGGGGCTTGCTAAGTCCTTATGCCATTGCCGGCCATGAGGACGGTTTCGGGTCGGCGTTGATATGGGTTGCGGATGATAACTCCGTCGTGCAGCACAATGGCACCCCGAACCCGCTGAAGATTTCGCCTCCTGATCTGGACAGGTTGATTGCTGGTGTTTCCGACAAGACGACCCTAGAAGCATCTGTTTACATCTCGCAGGGACATCCGAAATGGGTGATCTCGTGCTCGACGTTTACCTGGGAATTCGACCTAGGTACGCAGAAATGGAACGAGCGCCAGAGCTACCAGCAGCTTCGCTGGCGCGCTATTGGCGGCTGCTCGGCGTTCGGCAAATGGATGGTAGGCGACACCCAAGCCGGTCAATTGCTCTACATCGACCCGACCAGCTATACCGAAGTCGGCAATCCGCTTGTGATGCAGATCGAAAGCGGTCCCGTTCATAACTTCCCGAACCGGACAAAGGTTGCACGGGCTGATTTCAATTTCGATACCGGAGTTGGCATCGCGACTGGCCTTGATCCGATCGCGACGAATCCGCAAGTCGGTATCTCGTGGTCCAATGATGGCGGCTTGACTTACAGCAACGAATTCAGCCGGCCGCTTGGTCGGCAATACGAAGATTCCCGCGTCACGATGTTGAGAACGGGAAAGACTGGAAGCCAAGGGCGCCGCTGGCGTCTGCGGGTATCCGATCCGATATACGCCGCTTTCAAAGGCGCGACGCAAGACACTCAACTTCTGAGGAAGTAATGGCAAAGCCTTTACCTGGCTTGGACGTTCCTGTCGTTGACCCCCAAACCGGGCTGATGACGCAGACATGGTTCGACTACTTCAGCCAGCATCAGAAGCTCGGGCAATTGCCTGACGTGTCGCCGGTCGCCCCGACCGATACGCAAGTTTTGAAATATGTCGCTGCAACCAAACTGTGGACACCCAGCTAATGGGCCTCTTTGATCTCTTCAGTAACAGCGACGCCGAGACGGCTGCTGCACAACGCAATGCTGGTTTGCAGCAGGGCTATGGTCAGCTTTCAGACCAGTATGATGCAGCGCGGGGCGCGATCAATACCGGCGCAAACACAGCGCAGGGATATTATCAGCCTCTTGTTCAATCGACGGGAGCAGGAGCGACAGCTTACGGCAATGCGTCGGGCGCGAATGGCGCAACTGGCCTCAAGACCGCAATGGATGATTTCCACAATTCAGGTCAGTATGGAAATTTCGGGTTTGCTCTGACCAACGGGTTACAGGCGCTCGATCGTACACACGCTGCGGCTGGCAATCTCAACAGCGGCAATGCCGATGCCGACACGTTAAATTATGCAACCGGGTTGGCAAACAACACTTATGGCAGCTACTTATCTGGGTTGCAGCCTTACCTCGGAGCAAACGCGGGTGCCGTTTCTGGCGCGGCTGGCGTTGCAACTGGACAGGGAGCCGCATTGGCAGGAACTGATGTCGCGCAAGGCAATGCCGCGAACGCCAATTCGACTGCGCAGGGCGCATCGGATGCCGCGGCAACGATGAACAATTACAACGTCGGCCAGAACGATCTCAATGCTATTGCTTCAGTCGGCAAGCTGGCTGGCGGCCTCTTGCCTGGTTTAGGTGGCCTGTTTAGCGGATTTAAGAGCTGATGGCTGATATCGACCAAATCATTGCGGGCGGTGCCGGCGCATCGTCGCGCGCCACCATTCCTGATTTCAGCGGTATCCTCGATTCCTTTTATAAGGGCCGGGATCAGGCTTATCAGCAACAAGGCCGCGATCTGTTTCAAGGTGGCGTCCCGATGGTTAACGGACAGCCTGATTTTGCCGCGATGGGGAAGGCCCTTTTCCAGCACGGCGACGTAGGGCAGGGCGTAGCGCTTTCGAACCTCGATTTGCAGCGGCAGGGAATTCAGCAGAACAGGGAAGCCGCTGGCTACGGTGCGACGGGGATCCCTGGTGGTGCCTCGCAGCCCGCACCGGATTTGCCGCCTTCGGTCAACCGATCGGCCCCTGCTGTTGACGCCCGGCCGGCTAACAATGGGGGTCAGCAACCGCAGGCGCAGCCGTCGCAGCAGACCATGCGCGGATCTCCTCAGGGCGACCAGCCTGGGTCTATCGTCGGGTTGGTGTCGTCTGCCGGCATTCCTGATGAACTGGCCGGCCCTGTTATTCAGCAGGTCTCCGCTATGACGCGGACAGACCCGAACGCAACTCTTAATCCGGATGTTGCGCAACGGGTGCAGCAAGTTGTTCAAGCCGCTGCCCAGCGGATGCGCGGCGGACAGGGCGCTCCACAACCGGCATCTCCGACACAGGGCCAGCCGCAGCAGGCTCCGCAAGTCGCTCAAGCGGCCCCACAGGCGCCGCAAGGTCAGCCCGCCCCACAAGCACCGTCACCGTTTGCAAACGCAGCAGCGGCCGGCCTAATCCCTCCTGGGGTTGATCCGACTAGATACGTTGCCGGGCTGAAATATCGCGCCGCCTATCTTCAAAAAGGCCCGGCGCAAGAGGCCATCCAAAAGCAGGTTGATGCGATTGACAAGGCTTCGGAACTGACCCAATCGCAGCGCGATTATAATGCGTCGCAAGCAAACCCGAAGATTGATGAGCGGGCTGCCCAGCAAAAGGGCGATGAGGCTACTGCGACCGCGCGAGCCCAATCCGACGTAAAGGAACAGGATGGCATTATCGCGGATGGGCGATCTGCACAAACCCGCTTGAATACGTTGAACACTGTCGCCAACATCGTCCAAAGCGACAAAAACCTGACGCTCGGTTTTGGCGGCGAAACAGCGCTGAAACTCAAGAAAGCGTTAGAGCAGATGGGCGTCAACGTCGGGGATCTATCCGGGGCGCAGACTATCGAAAAGCTCAATGCCGCCTTGGCATCGGAAGCGGCAAAGAGTGTGTCGCCTCGACCTGCTCAATTCGAGTTCAGGACGTTCCTTGCGAACAATCCCGGTCTTTCTCTGGACAAGGCTGGCAATCTTCGCGTGCTTGGCATTTTCTCTCAGCTTGCCAAGCGAGACGTAGACCTTGGCAGGATGGCGCGGGCAAATCGCGATAATTGGGACAATTGGGATAACGTCGTTCAACAGTACGACAAGAACCATCCAATTCTGGATCCCGTCACGCACACGCCGCTTTCTACGGATTCGGTTATCGCGCCCAAGGCTCAAGGCACAGGAACTACAGCGAGTCCGGCTGGCGCAGTTCCGGAAGGGGCAACCGCGTTCAATCCCAAGACGGGTGAGCGTATCAAATTCATTGGCGGCAAATGGGGGCCCACGGCGTGAGCGATCTGCCTGACGGTTTTGTGCTGGAACAGGCTACGCCGCCGACGCCGGCTGCTGGACTGCCTGACGGGTTTGTCTTGGAGGGACAGAGCGCGCCTTCTGATGCGACACCCGCGCCTAAATCGTTCATGGATAAGCTTGGTGAAACTTCCTGGGGCCAACTCGCCAAGGGCGCAGTGGACGCGGTTACTCTTCCGGGCGATGTCTACAGCGGTAAGGTGCAGGCTGGTAGCCCGGAGGAACTAGACCGCGCCAGAGGAGCGGCACTCTATTTGACGCCTGGTAGCGCAGCGCTCCGCGGTGGCGAGGGTGTTGCGGGCGTGGCGTTGGCACCGCGAACGGCGGAAGTGTCCCCCGGTATAGCCGCAGCTAAGACCGCCGAGGATTTGGGCGCGCCTTTGCCGATTGGTCTCGCGACCGAAAACAAGGGCATGCAGGCCGCGACAAAGGCGGCCCAGCAGCTTCCATTAGTTGGCCCGAAGATAGGCGAGCAGGCTGCGCGCACTGTCAGCGCGGCAGGGAACAAGGTCGGAGACATTGCCGATGATCTGTCCGGAGGCGTCGTTGACCGCGCCTCAACGGGCGCCATGTTGCGGCCATCGATCAAGGGAGTAATCGAGGGCAACAATTCACGCATTGACGATGCCTTTTCGTCTTTGCGCAACATGCTCGATCAGTCAGAGCCTGCAGAGCTTCCGACGACGGAAAAAGTTCTAAAAAAGATTGTGGACGAACGGACCGCAGCCGGACAGACCAATCCGAAAGCCGGGCTTGAAGATGCTCATAATCTGGTGGATCAAGGCGCGACATTCGACGGTCTCCAGCGCGCCCGGTCTGATGTCGGCAATACTCTAAACTTCGGAGAAGCTAACCCCGGTTTCAATGCTGGCGACCTGAAGCGCGTCTATGGGGCAATGTCCCGCGATATGGAAGGCGTTGCCGCTCAGAGTGCCAAGGAAGGCATTGCACCCCAAGCGGCGGTTCAAGCCCTAAAAGACGCGAATGCGACAGCGGCGCCGATCATAGAATTCAACAAGACCCTGCAGAAGCTTTCTGGCATCAACTCGGATGAAAGTCTTGTTGGGTCTCTCACCAAGACTGCTCAGGACAAAACGGGCAACGTGAAGCTTCTCGCCCAGCTTCGCCAGTCCATGCCCCCAGAGGACTTCCAGCAAATCGCCGGGACCGCGCTTTCGGAGCTAGGCCACAACCAGTCAACCGGAAAATTCAGCCTCAATCAGTTCGCGACGAAATGGGAGGGGCTTGGAGATCGTGCCAAGTCTGTCCTGTTTTCGCCCGAACATAAGGCTTCGCTCGATAGTATCGCAGCGCTCGGCCGCCATCTAAAGGACGCCGACAAGTTTGCAAACACGTCGAACACGGCGGGCGCTGCAGCATGGGGAAAACTCATTGCCAGCGGTGCAGCCGCGGCCGGAGCCCTGACTTATGGCGACGTATCCTTATTGATCAAGGGAATCGGCGCCGCTGGAACAGGCATGATGTTTGCCAGACATCTAGCGAAGCCGGCAGGCGCGTCAACGATCGCTAAGTGGACGAGGGCGGCCGTTTTGGCTGATCACGGTCATACGCCGGCAAGATTGGCCTCTTTCCGGATGGCGACGCGGAATCTTTTGAAGAATATCGGCCAAGACCAAACCAGTCCTCAGCAATCCACAGCGCTCCAGCCCCAATAAGCATCGGCCCTATCCACCAATATAAGCCGTCGCTTCCATGGCTGCGAACGTTACGTGACCAAAAAATATCCGATGGCGATGTCCAGACCACTGAAATCGGATGCTCCCAAGCAATCATCAGCAACGCGCCGCCAGCGATGAGCGCCAAAGCTACCGACAACTGAAACAGCTTCCACCACATTAGGGCCTCTCAATGCTCAAACGCTTATCCCTCGCCCTCGCGGGGCTCTTTGTGCTGTCTGCACAGTGCTTCGCAGCCGGCACCATACCATATTCGCTGTCCCAGCAGTTTGATAAATATGGGCATGTCCTAGCCGGTTGTAAACTCAACATAATTCAGGCTGGGACGGTTGGCACTCCCCAAACCGCCTATCAGGATTCGGCGTTAACGATCCCGGTTCCTGGGGGAAGCCTACTTACTTGCGATGCAGCCGGGCGGCTCCCGCAGTTCTTCCTTGCGGACGGCTCGGTCAAGATTCTGCTTACCGACGTAAACGGCGTTACACAGGTATCGGCGGACGGCATCCTGGTCGTCGGGGCAAGCTCTGGCGGCGGCGGCGGGTCTCCCGTCGATCCGACTACGGTCCTGCAAACGGGCTGGCTACAGCCGATCTACGGATCTGGCGTCGTCACCGGCTTTGTTCGCGCCAACGGTCGAACCATCGGATCGGCAACATCAGGCGCCTCCGAGCGGGCCAACTCCGATACGCAGGCATTGTTCCTGTGGCTCTGGGGTGCTGATGCTAATCTGGCCGTTTCGACGGGCAGGGGTGCTTCAGCCGCTGCGGATTGGGCGGCGAATAAAACCATTGCGCTCCCCGATTGGCGCGGGCGCGCGCTCGCCGGTCTTGATGACATGGGCAACAGCGCGGCGGGACGGCTGACTGCGACTTATTTCGGCACGGCGGCAACGGCCCTCGGAGCGGCGGGGGGTGCGGAAAGCCAAACCCTTTCCCTTGCTCAACTGCCGACTGGCATCACGTCAACCGGAACATTGACTGTAGGGGGCACCAGCAACGGCGCATTGTCGTTCATGACCGCAGACCAGCAGGGCACAGTTATCACCATTAACTCCGGGGCAACCGTATCATTCAAGGCAATTCTTAACGCCGGAACCAGCTTGACCCAGAGCGCCAGTGCTACGGGCACGCTGACCTCGAACAACACCAGCGGGAGCGCCCATCCGATTGCAAGTCCGATGATGCTCGCAACCATTTACCTGAAGCTTTAGCGATGGGCATCACCCTCAATTCCGCCGCGACCAGCTACCGTGACTGGAAAACACAATTCCAGTTCAACGACGCGGATACCGGCGACCTGATTGACTTTAGCGGGGCTTTCATCGCGATTGCGGTCGAGGATCAGGGTGGCTGCCAGAAGATTTTAGCAACAACCGATAACGGTCTAATCGTCATCGTCTCGACCGGCCTGATCGAAATGGACATTCCTGAAACGCAAATGGACCTATGCGCCGGCAGCTATAACATGGGCGGCTACTATCAATTGAACGGCGAGACGATTGACTTGTTTGAAGGCTCCCTTTCCATCCGCAGGGGGATTCCGCAGCCGTGACAATCCCCATTCTCAAGATAAAGGTAATTCCGAAGTCCGTCGTCAAGGGCAAGATGGACGTTCGGTTTCCTGCGAATGTCGGGGTTTCAAGCTTCCTGACCGCCGCCAAAGCCAATGGGACATATACGTTCGGCGTTGATTATACGCTTATTGGCACCGTCCCGATTAACGATCCAACAACGGCAATGGTTGTGGTTCTGGATGAAACGAGCAGCACCTATAAACTGCAAAGCCTCTCTAATCTACTCGCCAGTACAGCCCAGATCGAGCAGCACATCACGGCGGCCGGTCCTGTCACGATCAATAATAACACGGGCATCGTGCGCGTCGATCAGACGGTCGGGGCGGCCATCACGATCAATCTTCCCGCCGCGTCGAACAAGACCTGTCCCGTTCTGATAGCGGACTGGAAGGGGGATGGGGGAACGAACAATATCACGATCACGCCGAACGGTTCCGAGAAAATCCAGGGGCAATCCACATGGACGATTGCCGCCGATACCGGAAGCGTTTTCTTGCGTCCTATTTCTGGGGTCGGGTACGTCATATGAACTATAGACATAAGCTTTTAGCGGCCGCTTCGGCGGTCTTTTTCATGGCAGGTTCGGCATTGGCTCAGAACGCGGGCACGGTCACAAACCACGCTTTTGCCATTGGCAAGGGCGCGGGCACCACTGGATTTACTTCAGCGCTTTGCACGTCCGCGCAGCTTATCGTCGGCCAATCTGCAGCCGATCCGCTCTGCAAGACGATCACAGGCGACGTGACGATTACTGCGGCGGGTGCCACGGCTATCGGCGCCGGCAAGGTTACAAGCACAACAATCCTGAATAGTGCCGTTACGAACGACAAATTAGCGAACATGAACGCCTTCACGTTCAAGGGCAACAATACTGGATCGGCCGCAGTCCCGACCGATGTTGATATTGCGGCGCTAACCGCGAAGGCCAGCCCAGCCGCCAGCGATCTGGTGATGATTTCTGACCAAGCCGCATCCGGCGCTTGGAAGAAGGTTACTCTTTCATCGATTTCTTCGGCAGGCGCTGTTGTTGACGTGAACGGCTTGGCTGGATCTGTGGTTGTCCCAATAGAGCCAGGTGGGCGGCTAACGCTCGCGAGCGGCGCTCCCGTCATGACGACTGACCAGGCTGGGGCCACAACTATCTTTTATGCCCCGCTAAACTCTCCCTATATTCCCATCTATAATGGAACGAACGTCAGGCAATTTCTTTTCACGTCAAGCACGACGGATGCGGTCGGGCTTTCGATTGCGCTCGGATCAAATTGGGCTGCCAGCACGATCTATGACGTATTCGTTGGTCTGAACAGTTCGACGGTGACGCTATGCACCGGGCCGGCATGGACGAACAGCGGAGCAGGGACCAGCACGCGAAGCACAGGGGCCGGGACTACAGAGCTTCAGCTATTCAACGGCCTGCAGACCAATAAGAACTCGATGACGTGCAGGTTCAACAACACCACGACGTTCACCTGTGCTGTTAACCAATGTACCTATCTCGGGTCGTTTCTCACCAATGGCAGCGCCGGACAGGTCGATTTCAAGCTCGGCACGGTCGCGACGAACGGAGGCATTGCCTGCGTTTGCGTGTGGAATGCCTACAATCGAGTTGCGGTGTCTGGTCTGGTCGGGGATTCCACGTCTACCTGGACTTATGCGGTATCCTCTACATGGCGAGCTGCTAATGGCAGCGCGACAGCGCGCGTCAATGTTGTGCGAGGGCTGAACAACGACGCGCTTAATGCGGATTATCTTGCAATTGTTGTTCCCGGCGCAGCGACACAGGGCGTAGCCGGGGTAGGTATTAACGCGACGAACGCATTCACCGGAAGAACTGGATTTGGAGTGTCGGCAGCAGGTGGAATACAAGTTATAGGCTCTTACAACGGATTCCCGCCTATCGGATTGAACTTCGCATCCGCGCTTGAATACAACTCAACAGCTACGTCTAGTACATGGGTTGGCAATTCCGGCACGGCCTATATACAGACCGGCCTGAATTACCAAACGACGTACTGATATGAAACGCATTATTCTAATTGTATCGCTATATTGTGTGGCGGCCTTGAATGCCGTGGCCGCTGTCATGTCCGGCGGCGGCCCGCCCGATCCCTTTACGCTGCAAGAATCATTGATCGTCCCGGCACTCGGATTGTGGGCAAACAACGCCGGGTTCAATGACACTCAATTCATCGGCACCCGCACGCTCCGCGCCTCGCCGCAGATCAATACTGGCGTTGCCAATCTAGTGCTTATCCTTGCCGGACAATCGAACGTTGCGAGTGAGGCTCCATCCGCCTATTCACCGACGAACTCAACCGTCGTTGATAATCTGAACATTTATGATGGCGGGATTTACGCTTGGGCTGATCCGCCGCTCGGCTCGACTTGGGCATATCAGTCCTTCGGCGGCACCGGCTCGACGTGCGGAACACTGCAAAGCTGCGGCCATGTCGGAGCGCGCATATCCGATCTCTTTATCAATGCCGGGACATTCGCTCGCGTCATCGTCGCTCCGGTTGCGGTTGGCGGGACAACGATATCCCAGTGGGATACGGGGCCTCTCTCGAACCGGATTTGCGTCGCCATTGGACGGCTTGCTAACCGGGGCATCACTCCCAGCGTCACGAATGTGACGTTCGCGATTGTCTGGGGCCAGGGCGAAAGCGAAACTACGAGCACGACCCTGCAATATCAGACTGCCATAACCAACATACTCAACCGGGCCAAAGCCTGCGGATTCTCGGGGCGGTTTTTTGTCAACAAAGAAACTTTTGGTGCCGGTGCCACGAACGCCAATGTTCAAAGCGCGCAGACCGGAATCGTCGATAGCGTAAACTTCTGGGCCGGTGCCAATGCTGACGCGCTGACCGGGACGGCTTGTTCTGCCTCCGCCTGCCGCCGCGCGGATAACACGCATTTCACTGACGCGGGCGCAACCAGCCTAGCGGCTGCGATCCAATCTGCCATGCACGCGAGCGGGGCACCGTACTAGCCCTTTCAATCAATTGCGATCCAAATAGCCGCCTTCGGGCGGTTTTTTCATGGGAAAATGAATGACAATCTTCCCGCGCGTCGTGGATCTGTTCCACGGCGATCTGATGTACAGCGATGCCCATCATACTGACCCGGTTGCGGATTTCCGCGCCATGGCGTCGGCTGGCATTTACGGAATGATCCACAAGGCAACGCAGGGAATAGGCGTCTCTGATCCGGCCTATGCGCGACGTGTCCACAATGCGCGGCTCGCTGGCATCCTGACGGGCGCCTATCACTTCAACACAGGCGATACGGTACAGGGGCAGATTAACCATTTCTTCGATGTAGCGCAGCCTGACTATCGCACGTTGATGGCGCTCGATTGGGAGGACAACAGGGCCTCGCAGATGACGCTTTCGCAGGCTGTCCAGTTCCTCCAGATCGGCAAGGAAATGCTTGGACGGCCGCTATGGCTCTACAGCGGCAATCGGGTCAAGGAACAGATTGTCAACGCCAGCGAAGAGATTAGGCAGACGTTTGCTGAATGCCCGTTCTGGCTTTGCGAATACGGCCCGGTTGCCAAGATGAAAGACAGCACTGGAAAGCCGTTGCCGTGGGTTGAACCGACTTTGTGGCAGTTCACCGGCGATGGTGTCGGACCAATGCCACACACAATGCCCGGCATTCTTACCAAAGGCATCGACATCAACAGCTTCCAGGGAACGCGCGACGATCTGGTCGAAGCCTGGACCGACAACGCTCTTACTTCCTAACCCCTCACATCACTGGAGAACATCATGCCCCTGCCAACGCAGGCACAAGTCAAGTCGGCTGCGGAATCGGCTGGCACCGTAGTCGCGACCGCGTTCGCCATCTTTGGTTTGCAGGCCAAGGGAATC